GTGGAGATTTTCATTCTGCACCTATGGATATGGAGTCCCATAAGGTTGCTTTATCTAAGTATTTTGTTAAGACTCCCGATAGAGATTTGGAAACGTTCCTTGAGAGTGAGCGTTATTTGCATTTTAAGTATGATAAATATCTTAAGCATAGTCCAGTCTTGCCTTGGAATGATTTTGAAGACCTCCCTGATGGAGGCGTTTCTTTTCCCCTTACTAAAATGGTTCAGACTAAGAAAGATCTGTTCCGTGATCCTAAGAACGAGTATATTCGTGATTGGGTTGTTGATAAAGCTAGAGATCCTAGCTTTCAACAAGACATTATAGCTACTTTTAATAAGCGAGAGCTTTTGCCCGTTATTAAGAAGAAGCCTAGATTAATTTTACCTAACACCATGGTCCAGTATTGGCGCGATCGCCATTATCTGTACTGGATATTGGAAAAGATAAAGGAGTTTTCTCCTCGCCATGGTTTGTTTATAGGTTCTGGTATTTTTAACCGCCAGTGGCACACACGTACTGTTCGTATTAATAAGTTTAAGAACGGTTTTGGTGGTGACCATAAAGGTTATGATGTTCAATGTTTTGCTACCGCTCTGAGTATTTGTGAGCGTTATTATATGTCTTGTTTAGATATTGATGATTGGGAGAAAGAAGATTGGCGATATAGCCGTAATCTTAATTTGATGGTCTATCTACTTGATGTTAATGGTAATGTTTATAAGACTTGGGCTAAGTTTCCTACAGGTAAGTTTGATACAGCTATGACTAATAGTATGCGTAATGTTTGTATCATCTTTTTCCTTTATAATTTGCTTAGCAAGTCTAAAAATCCATTGACTACTATGGAGTATAGAATGACCTATTTTGAAGAAAATTGTGTTTATGAGATCCTCGGTGATGACTGGAATGTTTCAGTGTCCGATGAGCTCGCCGAATGGTTTAACCCAAAAACAGTGTTTGAGGTTGCTGCGAGTCAAGGTTTTGAGATAGATTTTTCCTTCGTAAACGTAGCAGTCCCCAGTTCACTACCATTTTGTGGAGTTTGGACTATAGAAAAAGAGGGTTATTATCTGCCCTTATCAGATATGGTGAAGATGGTTGATTCCTTCATCCTTAGAATTAAATCGCATGTTAGTGATTTTGATACTTTAAGATCAGAGTTTTCTAAGTTGTGTTCGCTGCGTATATTAGCTTACACTGATGCCAATTATTGGAAGATATTGGATGGGCACTGTCTCAATTATGTTCGACATTACGATAAAGTTTATAAGTCTAACCCTATTTGGTTGGAAATTCGTTCGAACTATATTGATGAATCAGAAGTGCATCGCCTTTATTATAATTTAGATAGTAAATGGGTTGCATTAAATAAAAGCCCATTTAAATCAGCCATGGCGTCTGAAAAGAAAACTAAAGTGGTTATTAAACCAAGAAAAGTCCCAGTACCAGCGAATCTGGGCAGTACAGCGAAATCGAAAAAGACTAAGATGTCTAAGAAAAGTCTTACTTACGATAACGGAACACGATTTGTTAATAAACCTCGTGTTGGCCGCCGTAAGAGAGGCAATAATATGCGCAAGGCTCCTGAGGCTTTGAATATGGTTATTCAGGCCCCTACCCGATTGGGTACTTCTGGTCGAGCTCAGTTTGTGCAACAAACTACCGCTACCGGTGGTATTATTGTTAAAGGTACTGATATTTTGATATCAGACTTGTCTACAGATGGTTCTCCTGTTGCTGGAAAAGTTTTATCTACTGTGAACGCTGGCACTAACAATCAAGCGAATTTAGATATAAATCCAAGGGATGTTAATACCTTTGGTACTAAGCTAACTAATTTAGCTAATAATTATCAGTATTGGAAAGTTCATGCTCTTAAATTTGATTATGAGCCTACTGTTGGAACTAATGTAAATGGTTCTATAGGTTTTGCTTTTGACTTTGATGTCTTAGCTCCTACTCCTCCAGCTACTATAGCTGGTCAAAGGATTTTTAGTCAATACCAGAATCACCGTGAGTTTTCTGCTTGGAAGAACGGTGCTTTAGAGATTGATGCTAGTCGTCGTGGTAATTTGCAAAGTCATACCTCTTATCAGCGTTTACAAACTGATATTGCTAGGTCTGCTGATCAAAGAGCTGCTTATTTTGGACAGCTTTATTGTTATAACTTTGGTAATTTACCCCCTAGTTTCACTCTTGGTACAGTATGGGTTGACTATGTTATTGAATTTTCTGAACAAATTTTTGAGCCGCCCTTAAGAGGTGTTGGTGCTCAAACTAGTATCACTTTAAATAGTGGTGCTACCAATGGAAACACTTTGCAGAATGGTACTGGTGCTGTTTCCTTGAAAGATCCAGCTATTGTTCAAGCTGTTTTAGCCCCTGATGGCCAGCCGGCGCTTTTTCTTGCGCCAGGCGTTTATTTGTGTGATCTTAGTGGGTATCTTGCGGGTACTACAGGTTCTCCTGTTGAGTTTGCTAATAGTGCCATTATTCCTGGTTTGGCTTCTACTAATGAGAAGCCATCAATATCTTTATTGCGCGCTGATTTTTCTAATCCTAGTGCTGCTTCTAGCGGCACTTTTGCTTTCGCGCAACAAGAAGTTGTTACTGTTCCTTTTGGTGGTGCTTTTTATAGACCTCAGTATAATACAGGAACTGTTACTGGTGCTACCCCTTCCACTATTACTATTAATCTCACCTCGGTTGCTGCTTCATTGGCTTCTTTTATCGCTGGACTTTTTACTTTGAGTCCATCTGAATTAGATGCTAGAGCGATTAGATTTGCCGAGACCAAGAAGAGAAATGATGAGATTAACCGTCGTTCTCTCGAGCGTAATTATCAACTAAAGATGGAGGATTGCGAGATTGTTAAAGTCCGTAAACCACCTGGTGAAACTCGAGATTATTAAGTCCT